TTCCTTTAAAAGCGGCATCACCATTGCTGGCTATTCTGAAGTTTTTAGAAGCTATTGCTCCATTAGATAGAGTAATTTTTGTTCCTGCTGTAGTAAAAGCTGAGCCATCAGAGGTACCTGATAAGTTACTAGAAGAAATAGTTCCGGTTGTTATTCTTGCGCCATCAATTGTTGTTGAACCACTTGAACCTACATCTGAAGCTTCTAAAGGAGTCTTATCAGTTGTACCGTCCGTTAGTGTTCCACCACTAAATGTAACTACACCACTAAAACTGGTTAATTGTACTACAGGAGAATAGGTAACAGATATAGTATTAGGAGTTCCTGCTACTTCTATTCCAAAATATCTAACCGTGTAGTGAACATTGGAAGAAGTTGCATTCTGTGTTCGAGGAGAATTTCTCCACACATTTGTAGTACCTGAATCATTGATACCACTACCCGTTACAACTCCAGAAGAGAAAGTATAAGTATTTCCTGTAGGAGCATTAGGTGCTCCGGAACTCGTTTTTTCTTGATACAAGTATCCTTGTATAGTTTTTAGTCCGTCGTCTCCATCATCAGGAGTTACCCCTGCTTTTGATTTAGATATAGTGTATTTTCGAGTTAACGTTTTTGTTCCTGTACCACCGTGTACGCTTGCTGGTATAAGTGCTCTTATTGTGAATGTTTCTGCATTACTACTCCAACTAGAACCAGTTAGTGCATAAGCTCCAGTAGCTTGAGTAAGAGTAAGTGTTAAACCATTCTGAGTACTAGTTAAACTAGTGCCACTGGTTCCTGTATAAAATAGTACGCTTGAATTTGTACTTACTGCTGTAGCACCAACAAAAGTTTCAAAGGCTCCTCCAGCATTGGTATAAAATCCACTTGCACTTGTTGTTCCGTTTGAGTCTGTTGATACTGTATGAGCTGCATTTGTAAGATTACCTGTAATACCACCAGTACCTCCTGCACCATCTTGTACAGCAAATATAGTAATAGTATCCGTAGCTTTGAGAGTTCCACCTTCATACATTCTAACTCTAATTAAAACATCTCCTTCTAGTGCTGGTTCATCAGCATTCTTTAAAACAAAAGAAGTAGTACTACTCCCTACGCTATTTCCGGAGTGGTCTGTTGTTATTTGACTAAAAGAAGCGCCTTGGTTTGTACTTTTAAAGTAATCAAAAGTTGGACTAACTGCAGTTCCTTGTGCAACAGCTGTTAAAGTTATCTGTAGATTAGAAGGAGGACTTCCATTTTCATATCTAACTGCATATGTACTTGCATTTAATTTTACAGCTCTTGCATCTACCCCACCACCTGCAGCACCATCTAGTCCTGCTGTAATTGCGTATGTTTCGCTTATAGAATAATTAGTACTACTATCTGTAATTACTTTTGCTAGTATTGCGTCTAAATTAAAATCAGGTACAAACGATAATTTTAAAACAGCTACACCACTATATGCTCTAGTTGTTGTTACACTAATATTCATTAAAGTATCACTAGTTATTGAATTAATAGTTGCGGACAATAAAGAAGAACCACTTCCTATAAATACTGTGTCCCCTACTGCAAATTGACTTGTAAAAGAAGTACCTGAACCTATTACAATATTTGTGCTTACAGCCATAGATACTGTACCAGAAGCTGCAGTTAATCCATTATTACTTGCTCCTGCTTCCTTCCAATATTGTATTCCAAGTTTGTCTCCAAATGCACTTACTGCTGTAGTGTTTTCTACAAATTGTACTGCTTTTAATTTATCCGAAGACTCACTAGCATCAAAGAGTAGGTATGCTACTGCGCTTGCTCCCATACCATTAAAATTCTGTTGATAACATGCGGCACTGTTAGTAGTATTATTATACGTTGTTCCCTCTGGAGCATCATATTGGTATGCATAGTTAGAAATTGATAGTGTTGAAGTATTTATACTTAAAGCTCTATTTAAGACTCCACCTTTTGGTATAAGACTTATTTGTGGTATGGATTTTAAAGGAAGTTTTGATGCAACTAGTTCTATCTCATCTTTTATATACTTAGAAAAGAATCCAGTAGTAGTTACTAATCTAAGAAAGACTGTAATGACTACTCCAGGTCTTACTCCTTTAATTCTGTGTCCTGTTGAGTCTGGTCCTAATTTTATTGTTTTTCTTCTTTGACCTTCTTCATCTTCTAAGCCAATTATCATTAACTCATATCCACCGATGTGTTCATATTTTGTTGTTGAACCAGCCACCTCACTAACAGGAGGTCTCCAGCCGATTAATAAATCAAGTCCTGTAGTATTTGCGTCTACATCTTCTGACTGACTTTCTGCACCTGATACAACTCCGCTTAGTCCTAGTGTTGTAGGAGCTGGTATTATATCTGTTCTAACGGGAGGTTTTCTTATTTCTGGTACTTTTTCTATTACATAACCTCTTTCTACTAAGTCATATAAATTATCTGAGTATTCAGTAGCTGATATAGTAAGAGTTTTAGTATTTGAATCCTCTGTAATTGAAGCAATTTGAAAAGGTTTTGGAGCAGATGCAACAGATTGTCCAGTAGCTTGTGTAGTTGCTGTTATACTCCACATTACTTCTGCATTTGGTACTGCACTAAAAGCTGTAGATACTGTTATAACATTTGAACTATAAGAGCCTATAGGTTGAGTTTCTATTCTAGAGTACTCAGACCATAGTACTTGTATGGAATTTCCACTTGCATCTTCGGCATTTGCTGCAGCTGTTTGAGAAGTTATAGAAAGTATTAAATCTCCTCTTTCATAGGTTACTCCCCCTATAACTGCATAGTCTTCTGCTAAGTACGCGCCTCCTGTAGGATAAACTAAGTTTAGTTCAAAGTTTGTTCCTGAGGCACTTAAATTTACAGCTCTATCTAGTCTTACTACTGTTGTAGTACTTGAGGCTCCTGAGTCTACACGTCCTGCTGACTGTGTAGTATAAATATCAGAATCTTGTACTTCTATTAGGTCTCCTGGTTTTAAATGTGCTGCATTTAAACCTGTACCAAAAGTCACAACTTCTGTAGCCATTTTTTCTGTTAATAATATCCATTTACCAAAACGATGAGCTTGTCCTTGAGACGTGCAACCCATAGCTACTACTTCGTTTGGAGTTATTCTATTAGTTTCTAATATATTTTCTATATCTTCTACAACTTCTACATCTTGTCTGTAGAAAGATTCTGGATTATTCCAAGTTACTCTTATTTGATTCGACCGAAAACGTTTGGAAGCAGACTGGTATGAAAAAGAACCATCAAGAACATTACCTTTAGTAAAAGTATATATAGGAGATTTTTTACGATTTACTTGAGGAGCTATCTTTCCATTAAAATAAACTAGCATACCCCTAAATATTCCAATTAAATCTGCTAAATATCTTTGAGCTTCTGCTAGTTCTGTAATATACATATTACAAGTAAACCTAGGCTCTTGTCCACCTTTTCCATCAGGAACTAATTCGTCACAGTATTTTGCTATTTGATATAACTGAAACTTGTCAATCATTGCAAAGTCACCTTCAGGGTCTATAAATTTTCCTAATCCATATCTATCGTTTGTCATTATATCTAATAATACCCATACTGGATTATCTGTATATACTGCGCTTACATTGACTCCTGTAGTAAATGTGTGTAAATCTCCTCTAAAGTTACCGTCCCAATCTTGTGCACTACTTTGTACACTACCGTTAGTAACATGTCTAGTGTAGGAAGCTGCTGAACCTTCTGAAATCTCATGCCTTGGGTGATAGTTTGTAGGAACTTTTACTTTTAGACCTCTTAACTCATAACCTCTAACAGGAAGTCCTGAAAAGTTCTGAGCATCTACTATAACTGCTCCATACGCTGTAAGAGGATAACTTAATTTGTCTTCTATAATATTTTGTATTGCTTGTAGTTGAGCAGTAGAAGTATGATTAAAATCTCCATGTTCTCCCTGTGCTACATTGACTCTCTGTATATTTACTCTATAGTCTACAAAAGGTTGATATTTTTCTATATCAAAAGAAAAGGTTTTAGTAAAAGGAGTTCTAGTATGTGCTCTAACCATTCCATTACCGCCTTGATTAACGTTAGGTCTTCCCATATTACTACCTGCAGCAGCTAGTTGACTATCAGACCTTCCAAATACTCTAGTAGTTGTATATGTGCTTCCGTCTTTACTGTAATCAAAATCAATTAAAAACTCTGCTTGTGCAGGTCCCTCACTTCCACTTTTTGACTTATGAGCAAATACTCCTGCAGGAAAATTTATACTAATACTAATTTGGTCTACTTCTCCAGGATTTGTAACTCCCATTACACTTGCTGTAACTCTGTTAACAGTTCTTGTTGCTGTAGGCTCAGGTGCATCGCCCCAACCTGCTGCAGAGTTAGGAGTACTTCCTATTCCAGATAAACCAGATAAATCTGTTTGTTCAATTTCTGCAGAAGCATTATGTACTATAGCTGCACTTCCTAAACCGACTGGGGGTCTTAAATACGATTGGTCTCTTGTTCCTGTTCTAAAAGCTACTGCTGTATTTTCAAAATTATATTTTGGAGTACTTGTTACTGTTTGTGTTGGTGTTTGTACAAATGCTGTAACATTCGCTGCGTTAATTCCAAGTCCTGTACTAGATAGAGTTGCTTGAGCACTGCTTTGTATAGTACCTACTGTAGAAATCAAATCTACTTTAGCAGCTTTACCGCTTGTTGTTGTTCTAGGTGGATTAAATACTTGAACTTGTGTAGCACTAATGAATCTTGAAATTCCTCCTATATAATCATTTCCTTCAGGACCTGCTCCTGGAATATGAATAGATAGCCCTCCTCCAAGACTAGTAACATCTGTAGCTGCAAATACACTGCTAGTAGCTGTTATTATATTAAGTCCTGCAGTAGTACTTACAGTTGCTGACTTGCCTGCTTTACTAATTTTTATAGTAAAAGTTCCTTCTGTAACATCTTTACTAGAAAAGAGGCTTCCATTGTTATCTACTATTACTCCTGTTGAAGCAGTATAGCTGACATCAGTAGAATGAGTTGCTCCAAAAGATTTATTATTGCCACCCTCCATAACTGCAGTACCGTCTAAGTATATAGAGGCTGCTCCATTTACTAGTCCCTGAATAGGGCCTTCCGATAGCATATCATATATTACTGCTGATTGTTTTTCTGTAGAAGATTTATTATTACCTAAGTTAGAAGTGCTTCCGCCACCTGCTCCTGCTCCTAGTGAGTTTTCTGTTTTCTTTATTGCCATTTTATTTTAAACTCCAAGTTACATTATCACCACCGCCCGGGCCTTGAGCTCCTGATGAGCCCCCACCGCCTCCGACTGTTGTTCCTGCTGCAGAAGTACCTGAAGAAGACCCTGCAGGTGTTATAAAATATTGAGAATGAGAACCTACATTCATATCCCCTCCTAAAAAAGAAAAATTCATTGGACTTCCACCAACAATTAGTTCTCCATATAATAAAGGTACAGGTATTCCTTGTTTAACTGTGTTTGCTGGCCCATCGAAAAAATAGCCTTCTCCTGCTTCCGAAGCATCTTTAGGGGTCATTAATCCTGTAACTCCTCTCATAGTTAATAAACTACCTGCTAGTAAAACTCCTATTCTTAAATACGTAGCATACTTTCCACCCAAAGAAATTAAAAATGCTGGATTCATTATTCCTATAATAATTAGAGCTATACCTATAATAGTTTTAAGACGGTCTCCAAAGCTTCCAGCTCCTGCAGGTACAGGAGTAATAATTAAATCATCTTTACCTAATTCCATGTTTAAATTATCATATCCTAATACTTCTTCTCCTTTCTGTACATAAAATTCTATTCCTGCTTCTGTACACTCAGTTAGATACTTAGTTAGTTTGTTTTCTCGTTGCACGTCTATGCCGTGCATAGCTTCTTGCACAGTTGCGGCGTTAAGGGTCCAATGTTCTCCAAAGAGTTTTCCCATTTTTCCTTTTAAATAAATATTTCTTGTCATTTAGGCTCCAGTAAATAGTGGCTTTTTTGTGGATAGCTTACTATAAAGTAAGGAATATCCATTGCATTACAATTATCAATATCATAATCACTTGGTTTGCAAATTTCTTGGTCATAGTGACTATGGACTACATATAAAATATTTGAAGTCATCATATATTGTGTGTATAGATTTGCGTCAATTTGAAAAGTATTTTCGTTTTTTGAAATGTTTTCACACAAAATCCATTTTTGTTCGTTATTTTGTTCTATTACAAGTCCGCACATTTCCCTTGGGGCAGATTCTTTTGCAGCTTTATAGAACTCGTTTAAAAACTTATCTAAAGTTTTTGGCACCAGGGAACCCTCCAAAAGGTAGTACAACTCTGGTGTCTGTAGCAGTGTTACCAGTGCTAGATGCTGTACCTAAAGTTAATGGATTAAACCCATATCTTTTTTTACAACCAGTTAAAGTTTTACTACAGGTATCTGCTATTTCCCAGTACTCGCTTCCAATAGAAGGAGGCTGTCCTATGCTTGTTATCTTTGCTTTAAATAGTCTTACTTTACCATTAACAGTAGCAGTTACATAATCATTGTAGTTATCTTGAGTATATGCATAATAAGTTATACTACTGCTATATGCAGAAAATATTCTGTGCCTATTAAAATTAGTATTAGAATCTGCAGGAGTTCCCGGAGAACTACTTGCTGCAACTGCTTGCCAGTAATTATTTACTGTTGTACCATGGGCTCCTGTGTCTAGTAATCCTGTTTTTGTTAGTCTTTGTAATGATGTAGTAGTACTTATAGCAGTAGTATTTTTATAATATGTTTGAGTTGTAACTGCTCCACTAGAGTATGAAATAAATGTAGTTGATGCTGGTATTATGTATTCATCATCTATATTAACATATGGAGTATACTCTGTGCTTCCGTTTTCTCCTGTTGCAATGCCATAAGCTGCTTTATACTTAGACTCGGTATGCCAAGTACAGCCTCCACATTTATTTTTTTCAGCTAAGTCTACTGCAGCTCCTTGATAAATCCAAGGACATGCTCCTGCTACTATTTGTCTTGCAGGTATTTGTATTCCTTCTAAGTCATGTGCTGCTGCCAGTTCAAAAGTTACTATAGATTTTGTTTTACTTGCTATTCTATCAATAAAGTATATATCTTTTGGAAACTCTGGTGGGTTGTTGGAAGTATAATTCCCAGGAACTTTAGTATATTTTTTAAGAGTTGTTCTTCTAGTTACCTTACAACCTAGTAGAACATTATAATCTGCTCCAGCTGCTGCTGAAAATACAGACTCTATATTTGCAAATACTATTTGAGGCCTTGCACTTTGTCCTCCGCTTTCAAATCCTTCTGCATGTACAGGTATTGAAATATAGTTTTGGTCTGCTGTTCCATTAGATTTAAATGTTACAGTACTTCCTACATTCTCTCCTGAATGAAAAAATAATGTTGAACTTGAAGTAAGCTCTATCTCATAGAGTATTACTAAAGAAGAGTCTGGATTTTGTTTTTGTAGGTCTTGTACTAAAGCACTCATGATTCATAGACTCTTCTAAAAGTTGCACTAGCAGAATAAAAATCATCATAGTCATAAGTTTGAGACCAATTAGAGCATACAACTTTTATTGTTGTTTCTGTATTGCCATTCTCTGTTCCATTTGTATCTGGTATTGTCCAATTAAATGGAGTTACTCCTGCTTTAGAAGTAAAAAATGCTACTATATCATCTATCTCTGCTTTAGTTCTTGTATTGAATGAAATACTAAAGTCTGATTGTAAAGCGTTTATTCCATTTGCAATTCTTTGCTCATACCCATCTCCAAATTTTACGTTAAACAGTACAGGAGTATCATCTCTACTGAATCCTTTGTCAGGTATTGCTCTTGTACTTCCGTTTAATAATAAAAATCCTACTGCCATTATGTGCTGCTTAGTAGCCCTCCAAATCTTTGCTGTTTAGCTATTTCTTGCTGTACAGCTGCTTGTATTCCTTTACCAAACTCACTTGCTTTATCTGAGTCCATTGAAGAACTTCCATCAGAGTTAACAGTTACATTGATAATAGAAGTATTGTTATTTCCAAAATCTCCATCTATAGGAATAGAACGACCATTTGGTAGAGGTACTACAGCTTCGTTATGCTTTCCTTCTCCTACTAAATAAGTAGGTTGTGTAGCTATTCCTCCTTGTCTATATCCTTTTGGTTTTGTAATTCCACCATTTGCTAATCCTATAATTCCACCATTAGCCAAAGGTATTGCCTGTGCTGCTGTATTAGCAATTATTGCATTGGTGTTAAGCAACATATTTCCATTAAGTGTGTTTGTTGCGGTAACTTCGGCTGAAGTAGCTACTATTGCCTTTCCTGTTTCTGTTATGAATTGTGTCATTATAGTACTAACGAAACTTTCAATTAGACTTTTCATTATTGCTTCTGCAACTCCGCTTGCAACATCTAATGCTGCGTCTTTTGCTTTTTTGTCGCCTTTTGCTACAGCCATAAGTCCTGTTGTCATACCACTCTCTAGTGAGCCTCCTGCAGCGCCTAATGCACTATTGAGTGCTCTTTCCGCTTCGCTTTTTTCGGCTTCAGTTTTAACATGTAATAAGTGTTCTTTATCGATTGCAAGTTGAGCTGTTAAAGTAGCTAATATCTGTGGTGTCCCACCTTCAGCATTTGCTATAGAGTCTTGATTAAACTTGTTATCTAATTTGTTTAACCCTGCGTCATAGTTTTGCTGAGCTAAGTTAGGATTTCTTTTTCTAGACATCATGTCTTTTGTTCCTTTTGACATTTTTGCAGCTAAAGGATTGGCTGCATAAAATTTAGCATTACCTAATTTTAGAAGTGAGTCTGCAAGTTTTTTATTTAAAGCTATTTCTTGTCCTGTTTTCTTTATTCTGTTTTGTAGTTGAAGTTCTGCTGTAAGTAACTTTTGTACTCTTAATTGTTCTTCTGATAACACAACTGCTTGGTCTGCTAATCTTACGTTTTCTGTTGCATCTGCTATATCATCCTCTGTTGCATTTGCTCCTAAAGCTTGTAAGGAACTAATTGCTACTTTTTGTGCTTTCTCAGCTTCTAATACTTTAATTCTTTTGGCTTCATTTTTAAGTAATAATTCAGTTTGATTTGCTTCAAAACTCCTAGTAAGTTTTGCTGCTTCCATTGCCATTCCTTGTTCATGTTTGGCATCTTTAATTGCTTTATCTAGTACTAGTACATCTTCTAACGCCATTTTGAAACCGAATACAAGACCCATTTGTGTATTAAGTGCCTCAACTTTTTCCATATCAACTTTGCCGTCTTTATTTCTCATTACAGCCATTTCCATTTGAGCATCTAACCCTTTTTCCATCTCTGCAATAGAGTTTCTCATTGCTCCGCCAAATAACCCTTTTCCTCCCATTTTTGATAAATTCTTATCATAAGTTTTTTGAGTTTCACCTGCTAACATAACTCTACTTGCTAAACTTCCGTATTGAGCTTCTAGTTGTTGCAAATCTTTTACTTGGTCTTCGTCTAATTTTCCACCTCTTGCAATTAAGTCCCCAAATTCTTTAAGTTTATCTTTTGCATTTACAAACTCATCCTCTTCCCCTACTCCTGCAGTATTAAATTGAAAATCAGAAGACATTAAATCTCCCATACGTCGTAAAGACTTTGATAAGCCTTTTTGAGCTGTACCTTGGCTTCCAACAAAAGTCGTAGTGTCCCCTATTCTTTTTTTACTGCCCGGTACTTCGTTTCCAAATAGAGTGTCATTTTCGTATACGCCAGTTTTTTTCTCCATTCCATTGTAAGAGTTAGCATATTTATCTGCTTGTGAAGCCAAAGCAGAACTAGAGAGTGCTCTCGCTGTTTGCAAATTCATTTCAGTATTGTACTCAAGTATACGTTTAGTTACTAGCTCTTCACCTTTTAATACTTTTACTTGTTTGGTTCTTAGGTCAAGCATTCTTTCAAGTTCATCACCTATTTTTACATTAACACTGGCTTGTTCGGTCATTGCCTGTTTTCTTGCTTCTTCTAATTCGTCTACTTTTTTAAATGCATTTACTACACTCATAACTGCTGAGCCTATCAAAGTAATAATACCTATAATACCTGCAAATTTTAAAGCGTTATTCATTCCTGCTGCTGCTGCTTTAGAGGCTCTAACCATCAGTAACTGAGTTTGTTTAAACATAATTTCTGTTTCTTTATATCTTGCTTTCTTTTTAAGTTCTGACTTAGTTGTTTCATTATTTTGTTTGCCAGCAGAAGCTTTGTGTGCTAAATCCATTTTATCAAGAGACAATTTAAAATCCATTTGTTCTTTTTTATTCATCTTCTTCCAGATGCCTGACTTAGCGTTCCAAGTTCTTCTATAGGCTGCAACTTGTGCTTGATTTAAGTTACCTCCTTTTCCTTTCCCTTCAATTCCTAAACCTTTTAATTTTCCTTTAGTATATTTTGCTCCTTGAGCTCCTAATTTTTTCTCTCCCCCACTCTCTAAAGCTTGAGAAGCCATTGCAGTTTGAGCAAGTTCATCTTGTAATATATCTAAAGAACCTTTTGTTGTTGCTACATTCTTAGCTGCACTAACTGACATAGCTTCAAAGTTGGGCAGTATTATTTTTAAGATAGGAATAGCAACTAGAGCTAGTGCAGAACCGAGAGCTGCTAAGTTTTCTGTGAAGAAAGGTAAAACAGTCTGAGCTATTCCCCCTAAACCTTCTTTTAATATATCGAGTAAATCATTAAAGGATGATGTGAATTGTCCAAGTGCAAATGCTCCTGGTTCCATTACTTGTTGTATTGCTCCAAATTTGGTCTCTGCCTGGCCTAGAACTTCGTTCGCAATAGCCTGTGATTTCTCAAATTGATTTAAATCAGCAACAGATTTACCTATAGCTACAGAGTAAGCTTTTAGGGCAGGTTCTAATCTAAGTACAATACCTAATTCATCTAATAGTTCTGGTTCCGCTTTTGTAACACCACGTACTAATCTATTAAAGGAATCTGCTAAATCTCTACCTAATGCGATAGATACATTAGTTGCTGCCTCCCCTAATCTTTCTAACTGGTCTCTATTTAGTCCAGCAGCTGTACCGATAGCGGCTGCTTCTGCGGCTTCTTTAAATGCTAGTTGTCCTTGAGTAGCTTTTCGAATACTATCTGTAATTGTTCCATAAGCCACACCAGTTATAGAACCAAAGGCTTTTTGACCTTCTATCATATTTTTGGTATTCATGGAAGTTTGTAAAAATTGAAAAGCTGCTGATAAAGCAAAAACGTTAGCAGCTAGGGTAGCATATGCAGGCACAATTCCACCACTGATGCCCTGTTGCATCTTGGAGAAATTTTTGGTTTGATTTGAAGACTGTCTGCTTAATCCTTTACCCGCACGGTCAGCGGCTTGAGTGGATTTAGACAGGCCATCAAACTCTCCACGAGCTTTTTTGACTTTCTTCTGTATGTCTTTTAAAGAATCACCATCGGTGACTTTAATGGTAACTGTACCACCGTCTACTTTTTTTCCTGCCATTTTATTTATCTATTCGGTTACCCGGCTTTTGCTTTTGATTTACTCTTAGCATTTAAATCTTTATTTATCTTGTTAGAGTGTCTCGCTTCAATATGCCTTAAAAAATAGATAACTGTTAGTTTATCCTCTACATCATATAAACTTAGTAGAGTTTCTATACACGACCAATCTTTACCCATGTGATATCCCATATTTGTATCTGTTATATCAGGTAAGGTATCATGTATTAGAAAAGATTGTTGAACTTCCCAAGGATAGTCCATACGAGTAGGAGGTAGTTTACTATAATCTATCTCCGCTCCTGTTTGTTCTGCTATTTTGTAATGAAGTTCTAAATCTATTTGACCATCTTTAAACTGTTTATCTAACAGACCAAGTATTTGAGTTACTTGGTCTTGGTAAAATTCTCTAAATCACCAACAGTTTCTGTTACCCAAGTATCAAAATCACCAGCATTTTTCATAAGAATTTCTGCATCTTCTTGTGAATAAACTAGTTCATCTTCTGGGTCTACGCCTTCTAAATTTACTAACAACATTCTTTCTAAATATTTGTATTTAAGACCTTTCCAGCCTTTAATTACTGATTTACAGTACTCAACTAAAAATTTGTCATCATCAAGTTCTTCTTCAAAACCTCTTGTTTTTCTGTTAAACTTGTTAGATAAACATCTGCTTCTTAATTTGATTAGCTCTTCTCTAGCTAAAAAACATAAATCTATTGTCATTCCTGAAAACTCAGGGTAATCTATGCTTACTGTTTTGCTAGGAGTCATAAGACTAGCTAGCGATACTTTTGTTTTTTGTTCTTCCGTCATAATACTTTTTTTCCTTTCTGTTCTGTTAAAAATGTGGGAGGGCATTACCCCTCCCGGTTTACTTAATAATTAAGTTACGTCTGGTCCGAATGATACTAATGTAATTTCATCTGTGCCATCTACTGAAGTAGGTAGTGCATGGAAACTAGTCTCTAAACTAATTAAATCATCAATTGAATGCGTTGGCACTTCTAAATGACAAGTAGGCATGGTTACCGTTAATCTAGGTGAGCCTCCTGTTCCTCCAATAGTAAATACTAAATTAAAGTCATTT